TGATATTTGACTACTTTCATTATTGTTTGGATCTTGGTTTTCAGTGTTTAACCCTGATTTAAACTCCTTTGTTTTTTTTAAATTCGCTTTTTCTTCAGGTGTTGATGCTTTTTCTATAACAAATAATGCTTGTCTTTTTGATGTGCTTTGTGCTTTTTTTAATGCTTCATTTCCTCCCTGTGTTCTTTTGAAATCATCAAGATTTCTTTGAGTTTGTTGATTTGGAGGAACTATACTTCCATCTGTATTTGTTGTTTGTAATAATGACCTTGAGTTTATTCCGAGAATGCCAGGACTTACAAAATATAGTTGTCTTTGCCCAGTAGAAGCATTTACTACGACAGCATACCTTTTCCCATCCTGAACAAATTCGGAAGAGTATTCTTCAGGTTTATTTAAATTTGGCGTACTCCAACCTGGTATAATTGGTCTCTGTGCCATAGCATTTTTAGTTATTTATCATAACCGAAAATATCATCTTCTGTGATTATCTTAAATTCTATCAATCTATCTTCACACCATTCTTGGGCTGCTTTCCACTTGGCAAGATTTTTATTATAGGTAACAACTTCGTTGATGTAGGTTTTCTTTTTCTTACCTTTTGATTGTTTTGGTATAACTGTTTGTCTTTTTGGTTTGACTTCTATTAAATACTTTTTGATTTGTCCATTACTTTCTTTTATCTTTACAATAAAATCTGGAAAGTATCTACGAACCTTATTTGTTGTTGGGTCAAAATAGGGAATAAAAAACTCTTCCGATCCCCATTCTAAAATATTATCCTTACGGTCACAGTATCTCATAAATTTCAGTTCCCAAGAAGACCTATAGATAATGTTTCTTGAGTCACCTTTGTATTTGTTAGGAAATCTTGGATGAAATTTTCCTTGATGATATTTCCCTTCTCGCATACATAATATATAAGAACCAAAAAGTATTTATAGAAATGTCAAATTCGTTTCCAAGAACTGGACCTCCCACTAGTTTCGACATTCCTACCGAAAGAATTTTTAATACAGAAATTAATAATGATTTATTGAACGCAACTTTTTTAAATTCTGATGTTACATTACCAGCAAGTAACTTTAATGATCCCATAAAGGCAAATTCACCTACAAGTGGATCTAGTTCAAAATCATCATCTGCTCCTAGTCCTAAAAGAGCTGCTGCTTCTGCAATCAAAGAGAAGTTACTGAAACCTGCTCATACTTCTCACTTTGAATGTCATTTCAACCCACCTGGTGAGGTGATTACTTGGTTGTCTAATAGGAAATTCAATCCTACAGATCCAAATAATCAAAGGTTGATAACTCTTTCTTGTTCGGAAACAGCACTTCCAGGGTCTAGAATATCAACAAATACACTTCAAGATGATCATCATGGAGTAACTGAAAGACATGCCTATCGCCGTCAATTTGATGATACTGCATCTTTCACATTTTATGTTGATGCTCCAAAATCAGGTTCTGATCATGGATATAAATTAATTTGGTTTTTTGAGCAATGGAAGTCTTTTATGATGAATGAAGAAGATCGTGATGTTTCTCTCGATGCTTATAATTGGCATTATAGAGCAAAGTTTCCAGAAACATACATGACAAATATTTTTATCACTAAATTTGAGAGAGATATTGATTTGGTTCGTATTAATCCATCTAAATCTACTAAGAAATATTTGGAGTATATGTTCTTACAGGCATTTCCAATTTCTATTAATACTATGCCTGTTTCTTATGATCAATCTCAGGTACTTAAGTGTACAGTTTCTTTTGCATTTAGTAGATACATTTTAAAAAGAAAGACGGGAATTTCTAATGGTGATCCATTACCAAACTCTAACATTCCATTTGATTTGGATAATACTGGTGCTACCCAAAGACCTTCGAGTCCTACTGAAAGAGGTCCTACCCCCATTGAAGTGATACCATTTAGAGGTTAAGTAGGTATAATAAATAAAGTATCTGAATACATTATTGGATAATTATGCCACTACCTAAAATTGTTACGCCAACTTATGAGTTAGTGTTACCTTCTACCGGCAAAACAATTAAATACAGACCTTTTCTTGTCAAAGAAGAAAAAGTTCTCGTAATCGCTATGGAATCTGAGAATACAAAACAAATTACAAATGCAGTTAAAACTGTTATAGGAAATTGTGTTGAAACAAGAGGAATTAAAGTCGAAACTTTACCTACATTTGATATTGAGTATCTTTTCTTAAACATTAGATCTAAATCTGTTGGAGAAGAAATTGATGTCAATATCATCTGTCCTGATGATGGAGAAACTGAAGTTCCTGTTACTATTAATGTAGATGAAATTCAAGTAATCAAGAATGATGAACATAATAACCGTATTAAACTTGATGATAAGGTAATGATGGAAATGAAATATCCATCTCTCGATCAGTTCATTAAGAGTAATTTTGATATTTCTAATAATGTTAATATTGACCAATCTTTTGATTTGATTGCTTCTTGTATCGATAAGATTTTTACAGAAGAAGAAGTTTGGACATCATCTGATGTTTCTAAAAAAGAACTTGTCGATTTTCTTGATCAAATGAATACAAATCAATTCAAAGAAATTGAAGAATTCTTTAATACTATGCCTAAGTTATCTCATAAAGTTCAAGTTAAAAATCCAAAGACTGGTGTTGAATCTGAAGTTGTATTGGAAGGACTGGCAAGTTTTTTCGGCTAGGAATGTCTCACATGAGTCTTGAGAATTATCTAAGACTAAATTTTTCTTTAATGCAGTATCATAAATACTCATTAACAGAAATTGAAAACATGATGCCATGGGAGCGAGACATTTATGTTATTCTTCTTAAAAATCACTTAGAGGAAGAAGAAGAGAAGATCAAACTGAGGGAAAACCAAAGAAGAGCAAATGGCTAGTAAAGCAGAAAGACTAAGAAAAGTATACGAAGTTAAAATTGGCAAGAAAATTGTCGATAAACTTTCAGATAAGCAAATTAAAATTCTTTCTGCATTTTATAATTCTTTAAGTGATAAAGAACAAAGTGATTTGGATAGCCAAATTGTAATGGGACGAAATAATACCGAATTGCATGAAATGGCAATTGGTATGATTGAAGAAGAAGAAAATACTGAAGATAAAATGCCAGAAGGTCTTGATGACCTTTTGAATGAGATTTCTGGAAATAAAAAGACTGCAACTAAACCAAAAAGAAAAAGAGGAAGACCTAAAAAGAAATCATCATCTCCACCTCCAGGAGCACTTACAAAGTATTCAAAAACTGAAAACGTAGATTCAAGAATACTTCAATTACTTGGTCTTGAGGATGTTTTTGATTTAGATTATGATGACTATGCAAACTTATTGAAAGAAAAACTTATAGAAGTTAGCAAAGGTACTGATGATTCTTCTACTGAAGATGCTATGCTTCTTCGTGAGGAACTGAAGAAAGCGAGAGGAAATAAAGGAAAAGGTGCTTTTAAGGTAAAGAAAAAAATAAACAAGGATAGTTTTACTAATTTTGATGTTGGTAAACCTAATAAAGATACCGCTCAGGCAAAAAAACCTGCTTATGCTCTTCTTCAGGGAAAACAACCCAAAGAAAAATCTCAGAAAGTTAAAGATTTTAAGGATGAGCAATCTGAAGAAAAGAAGCAAAGAAAGCAAAGTGATAATCAAATCCTAAAGAGTATAAGTAAATCACTCGATAAGATTATTGGAATACTTTCAAAACAATTAGAGTTCGACAAAAAACAGACAGAAAAGCAGAGAAAACTTGAAGAGAGAGGGAAGAGAAAAGATAAAGAAAATAAAATGGAGAGCGCATTCTCCAAAGGAATTAAATCATTAGCAAAAGTTGCTGGTAAAATTTTCTCTCCACTACAAGATCTTTTTGGTAGAATTGTAAGATTTTTAACTATTATTTTTCTTGGAAAAGTGGTTAAGAAGTTTATTGATTGGTTTACTAATCCTAAAAATCAAAGTAAAGTAGAAACATTAGGACGATTACTTAAGACATTTTGGCCTGCAATACTTGCTGGACTTATATTTTTAAATCCTCTTGGTAGACTGATTACCAAGGCAGTTTTTATAATTGGTAAAGGTGTTGGTAAATTATTAAAAGTTGCGATACCTTCTTTACTTAAGTTTGCTAGAAGAAATCCAAAACTAGCAGCAGCTACTGCATTATTTACTGCAGGCGCAACAATTCCAATGATATTTCCTGGAACTGTTGATGAACAAGAAAGAAAAACTGAAAAAGAAGTAAGTGAAAAGGGTGAGGACAGGACAAGAAAAGAATTAGAGAGAAAAGCAAATGAACCTAATTTCTACGAAAGATTAACAGGTCAAGATTCCGAAGCAAAAGAACAATTATACAAACTTGATACTGGAGAAACAAAAAGTTATAAACGTGGTGGAAAAATTACTACTGAAAGTGGTAAAGACATTAAAGGTGCTGGAGTAGATACTCAATTAATTGCTGCAAGACCAGGTGAAATTGTTATTAATAAAGAAACAGTGAATGCTGTTGGTGCTGATCATTTTCTTGGATTAAATAAGCAGTATGGTGGTGCTAATGCAAATAAACCAAAGACTGTAAGAGGTGTTCAAACAGCATCTGGTGGAGGTTTGGTTCTTCCTGCTTTTGCTAATGGTGGTAGGATTGGTGGTGAAGGTCCTGAAGAATCTAAAATTCAACCATCTAGAAATTTTGGTGGAGGTTACTCTTCAGGTTCTTTAACGAGCGATCCTTTAGGTGCCATTGATAGAATACTTGGACAATCGAGTGGTGGTCGAGTTAGAATACCTGGTGGAGGAGGGCAAGATAGTCAACCAAGTAATTCTCCATCGAAATCAAGTAGTCCGCCACCTAAACCAAGAGTGCAACCGAAGGATCCAGTTATACCTTCATCCTCTAATAAACCACCGCCATCTTCAAAGCAGGAGACTTCAAAAGATCAAGAAGCATCTGGTATTCCAGAAAGAATGTTAAAGAGTCCTACATTCAGAGACTCTGGTCTTCTCTATCTTAGGTCAATGTTGGGTGGACTAGGTGGACCTATTACAGAGAGTCAACTTTCTGAAGCATCTAGTGTAGAATTAAATAATGCAATCGCAAGGGCTAAACAGAGAACTGGTAGTGAACTTGCGATTGCAGAGCAACAACTAAAAGAAGCAAAAGATGGAGGATTTAATAAGCAAATACTTGCAGAAAGGCAGAGTGTTCGTGATCGTCTGAAGCGAGGAGAAATAAGAGTTCTCTATCAAGACTATTATGATGGAAATGATGAGAAAAATATAACTCCAGCAGCAGAAAATGCTAAAAGTATTCTTGGTCAGTTCTGGGCAACATCTACAGAAAGGGGTGGGTTTAAAGTTGTAAATGAAAAATATGACTTTGTTGAAATGAATGATCCCATGGCAGTTCTCAGGGGTGATTCCCGTGGAATTGCTAATGATCCTAAAAAGGCAGACTCTGGTAAAAAAATTACTCTTCGACAGACACTTCAAGCATTACATCAACTCAATCCTCTTGCGAGGGAGATGAATGTTGATATGGTCCTTGGTGAAAAACCAAATCCATTGAGAGATTATAGAAATTATTTGAAGTATACTGTGGGT